AAGTATTCAAACTTCTTATTATGCTGTGTAAGGCTTGATGGATGAGTTTGCTCATCAGCTGGATCATATGGAGGCTTTCCTCCTGGAAGATTCCATTGAATAGCGTCATCATATGTACCTCTTAAAATATCTTTAAGAGCCCAGTTATAATTATATTGCCTAAGAATTTTAATTTTATCTTCTCGCTTACTAGCTTTAGCAACTTTTTCAATGATTTCATAAACCATCAAGGTAACTTGATTTACCATACTATATAAAGTCCTTTATATCTTCTAATAATCTACGACAACGCTTCTCAACAAGATATGGAAACACTTTACTTTTGTTATGCCATCTATCTTGGTTCTCATAGTTATATATAATTTTCTCTTTTAGAGGCTCTGGAGTTTCAGTTAAGTCTATCAACTTTTTATTACGCTGATAGTTACGATAAACTTCTTCTCCCATACTCTTAGGATCATTAATTAGTTGATCAATTACTGTTTGTCTCAGAGGTGTTTGCCTTACTCCTTCAACAAATACATTATCACCTGAAAGCACATTAGGTATACCATCTGCTGTATCACCTTTCAATACCAGCTCCATAAGTTGTTTACGAGGAGTCGATTCTTTAATATATTTGCGAGTTATAGGAGAATACTGATATATGTTTTTATACTTTTGCAGCTGCGCAAAGTCTTTATCTCCTGATATAATCATTACATCTTGACCTCGACCAAACTCTTGAGTATCTTCACATAGAACACCGATAATATCATCAGCTTCTACTTCATCTACTTCCACCACTTTATATGGAAAATTTTCTTTGAGCTCTTCTTTTACCATATTTACAATACGAAAAACTTCATTCCAATCCATCTTAGATTCTTTACGAGCATCTTTACGCTTATATTTGTACTGAGGATAAACATCCTTACGCCAATTCTTAGAACCATCTATACACAACACTAATTCACCAAATTTTTCTCGATGTTTAGCTCTATGCATTCTAAGACTGTTGAGAATCATATGACGAATCAAATCTTCCTCAATATCTAATTTTTGAGTTACTATATTACTAATCGCGATCGCGCTATAATCAACAAGAATCATATATCCTACCTCTACATCTTATATAATGATTATATACTATTTGATTGAAAGTGCAACTACTTTATTAGATGTTTAGAGTGTATTTTGCAGCCGATAAATTCATTGTAGAAATCATCACGAAGCAATACATCATACTCAAATTGCAATTTTGCTTCATAGTAGGAACATTCTCCTTTAGTCTTACATAACCGTAGAATCTCACGTTTAAAATTATCAGAGCCCTTATCTTCTACGATCTGCTGCACCTCTTTAGAGCTTCCATAGTATGAACGCCAATCGGACTCTACACGAGTTCTCACTCGACGCTTTCTAGTTTTAGTTTTAGGGAGCGTTTTTGGTTTCCAGAAAAACTTTTTACCAATATATTTTTTATCGGTATCTAATTCTGTTATTAAATATACGAACCCCTGATACTCTTCAGGAGTAACTTCAAATATTTTATTTTCATAATACCACATAAAAAAATCCCACCTTTCGATGGGATTATTTATCAGTCTTCTTCTACTATATGAAAATCCATAGGAGTACCACACATTGGACAGAATTGAGGTTCTTCCTCACTATCAATTACCATGACTTGTGTTTCTGTTTCACAAGCATCACATTCAGTCCAGTATTCTTCTTCCATATGATCTCCTACATACACAAGTCTTCGTAATTAGTAGTATATATCCTATGTTGACTTTTGTCCTGAGACTTTTTTTGCATATCATATGGCCACTCACCATGAGGTAACCAGTACTTACTGTTATAGGAAGCACCGCCTACACTTACATAAAACGAGTATCCTTTAGAGCGGAGAAGCTTATACCACCTAAAAAGTAATTTCACATGCACCTCCAACACAAGCAGCAGAACCAATTGTATCCACATCTGTAAACTTCTTAACTTCAAGTTGAGATACAAAATCAATAGGAGTAAAGTTTTGCTGTGCTTTGGTCCACTTATGCAATAGGAATACATCTTTAAGACAATATTCTGCTTCTTTTGTATCATTCATAAAGTAGTTACTAGCAAACTTTTTAAATCTACGGATCCATTCTGCATTTAAATCTGAAACCTCTCCGCTATACTCTGGAGGTGTTTGAGCTTGTGCTGTAGCATCCCACAAATCCCGAAAACCTGATTTACGAGTATCGACAATAAGACCAGAAGCAAATAGAGCTGCTTTTCCATATTTAGCAACAATTTGATCTTCGGTTAACACTTCTGTCATTGGTGCTTGATTAAAGTCTTTATCACCCGAGCCTGCAAGGAAACTAATACCAGCAAAACTATGACGATTATTATATACATAATCTTCTACCTGTGTCCATTGATGAGGCATTACAGTAACTGTGTTTGACACATTATGACGCAGATCAGGGTTAGCACATAGCTCTGGACTTGTGCCTGCTTCTACCCAGTTGCTTTGCACCAGTTTTACCTTTTCGAGTAGATCAGTTCCATATAGCTCTTCTCTAAATAGCGATCCTTCTGGAGCTATGATAGGAAACGCGACACAGTAATCTGTGTTGTTAGCATTCCACACAGACTCTTCTACCATATAAGGATTTGTTTTCGCAATAAGTTGAGCAACTTCTGTTTCTTTATTCAGCTGAATATGACGAATGTACCGAGGACTATGCTCAGCATGAATACCGGAAGCAGTTTCTAATAGTACAGAAGCATTGCCGGATGGTTTAACACAGGTCGTTCTAGCTGCAGGGTTAATTCCAATGAGAGCTGCCACCTCTTTATTAACTGCTCTAACAATTTCTGCTCCTTGTCTTTGAATTTCTGGATTAAGCAATACTTCTGGGTTGTTCATCCATCCAGTTATAGATACTCCTAACAGCGCTTCTCTGTCGAAGATTTCTTTACTTGTGCTTTCAAGATATTTAAAATCAGTGTAACCTGCTTGTAGAGTACCCATAATAGCGCCAGCACGACAAGCTTTATAAAACTCTTCTGGTGTTTTACATTTACCACCGTTAATTTCTGTTAAGTTACATCCCTGCCAGCCTGACTTACCATCAATTTGAGGATACATTCCTATTTCAACACAAGGATTGGTAGTAAAGTCTTTATCTTCAACAAAGTAAAATCCAGGCTCACCAAACTCTTTAATTGAGCTCATAAATTTAGAAAAGTCTTCTCTGCTAATTTCATCTCTCACTATTACTGCTGAGTTATTAGAGCGACCTCGCTGAGGGTTGCTAACAAACCAATTACCTGTTTTTGCTTTCATCATCTCTTCATCATCATAAGAAAAGAGAGCAATAGTAGCTGAGCGTCTTACTCCACCAGCAAGAACTGCATCTGCTGCATGCATAGAGATATCATACACATCAATGGGACGTAGACGAGTTTCACCTGAAAGTACTCTTGATTGAATTAGATGCTCAATCTTATCGAGAGCCCTACGGAGCGGTTCAGGTCCTGGGGCTTTAAAGCCTCCATTAATCATAGCACCTTTAGGACGAATACGATTAAGATCGAAGTATACTTTACGTCCTTCCATCTCTGGAAACTGACCACCTCCTACAAAATAAGAGGACATCAGTGCACCTAGAGCGTCTGCCCAACCTTCAATAGAATCTTCTACAATCCATCCCTTAGCTTGTTTTTTACGCTCTTGGATATCTGGCATTTTATTTACGTGGTGTTTTTGTACCGAGAATCCAGCTCCTGCTCCACAAAGCAAAATATATAAAAGCTCTGAGAAATATCTTGGTCTATCTGCATATGTTGATGTACAGTTATACATCTTCATCTGATGCTTGAGTAGTTGGTCTCCTCCAAACTGCAGTGCTCGTTGAGCTCCTAGTGTATATTTTAATTTATACAAAGACTCAGCTTCATCGATAAGTCTTGACAGCTCAGGGGACATTTTATCTGCATAAAAACTTCTATGCATATCCATCACACGAGACACTGACTCCTGCCAGGTCTCATAACGCTCTTTATCATCATCCCATCTACTATATCCTTCGTAAAACTTTGTTTGTGACATAACGTGTCGTGTGTCGACATCGCGGTTAGATTGGACGACTTTAAGCATTATTGACCTCTCGGATAGATTTACTGACCGCATAGATCTATGCGGTCTTTTACAATGTAGTAGTATATATTATTTTAGGGGATAGTGAAACAGGGGATTCCCAGGTTTTTTAGAAAAATATTATTTTTCTTTTTTTTCTTCGGGTTTAGATTCTGTTAAAGCTTCTTCATAATATGCAATAATTGCTTGTTGATCTTTAACGTATCTACGAAGCTCAGCAAT